ATGATTCGTGTATTTGCAAGAGTAGTGTTCGAACCTTCTGATGCGAGGAAACGAATCGAAGTGACTTGAGAAGAGTTTAAAGTATTACCTACATGTAAACCAGTGCTATTTGCAACGGTGTTACCAACCGTACTTGTTCCTGTTACTTGAATCGTTCCGCCGTTGGTAGCATTGGCGGTGACATTGGCTCCAAGCGAGATCTGAATGGTATTCGCAGTAAAGATACCTGTTTTAAAACTAATAGGATCAATATTCGCAGACGAAGTGCTATTCACCATGCTGATAATCTGATTGTTTGCGAGTACAGTATTACTACCTTCTGCAGCAAAGAATCGAACACTCGTGATTTGGCTATTTGTAACAGTGTTGCCTACATATAGACCACTACTATTTGATACACTATTACCGACTGCTCCCGATCCAGTCACCTGAATCGTTCCACCGTTGGTGGCATTGGCAGTGACATTCGCACCCAATGTAATCTGAATCGTGTTTGCTACAAACAATCCAGTGCTAAAGCTAATTGGATTCATTGTAGCAGTGTTCGTGCTATTCGCGGCAACAACTGCGAATGCAGTTGCCGTTGTATTTGTAGTCGAGTTCGACTGAATCGTCAGCTTCGTCGTATTAGCGACAAGATTTGCGCCAGTCAAACCGGCATGTAAACCATACTGCCACATGAAAGAGTTTGAAGAACCGTTGGCGACTTCAAGTCGAATTTCAGTCGCGGTAGTATTGCTTAAAACTGTGTTCGTGCTAATCATCAGATTCGCGAACTCACCGTTTACGTTTCCGCCCTTCATCCAGTCTTTTACAACTAAATTGTTTGCACCAAATGTGCCGTATAGCTGAGCTGTTCTTGGAAACGCGGTGTTACCTGTGTTTGCATATGTAGTATTTGCTGTGATGATTTCTGTCGAGAGCGCGTGAAGAAGTTCATTGGTCTCAAGGAGCCAAATCTCAAACGAGTCGGTAATAACATCAACGTTAGCTACTGGTCTTGACATTAATTTCTTCCATTCACTACTTGTAAGAGTAGATTTTTAATTTCTTTCAGATCGTCTTCGACGGCATTTATTCTATTTGATAGATCTTTACTATTTTTGGCATTCGATCTTTCTGCCATAAACTTTGCATAAGACGTATCATCTGTATTTATGAAAGCCCCGGTCGAAGTATCTTTCATGAATCCTGCGGTTTCAGTCTTGACTAACATCACGCAGAAACACCGATGACTTGAATCACTTCTACCTTCGGAACGATATGAGATTGCGTTGCAAGAAGAACAATCTTGATTTGCATCGATGTATATTCGTCAAACGTTACATATTCAGAGTTAACATATCTTACAGTATTGTCATTTTCAACATTGTTCCAGGCAACGTTTCTGTATTTGAGTTTATCGATAACAATATCTGATCTTGTTGGACGAGAAACAGCGGATACTAAACTTGCAGTCGTAATATTGCGATACGTATTAATAGCAGTAGTATTTGCTGCCGAAACTGTAAATACTTCATGATTATCAAAGTCTTGATCTTTGATTCGAATCAAATCTCCGGCAGTTAACGCCGCTGAATGATCACTTGTTGTAGTGATACTATTCGAACCGTGAGTAATTTTACCGGTTCCTGCAAGAGCAACTTGAAATTCAGGAGCTGTATCAAATCCATATGTAAATTCACGAAGGTCATTTGGATCTGTTGAACTAAAGTAATCAATATTGTCTTTTAGCACAAGAGGACTCCAAGCTTTGCTTTGAAATGATTCTCTGTCTTCTGCGTTATGAATTTTTGCATAAACTTTGATTTCTGTTCCAGCTGGACGATATCCTGTTAGATATACTACGATATCTTCTGCTCTCTTGTCTTGAGCAAATTTAATAACTTTTGAAATATACTTCGATTTCGCTAGGCCGTTTGCATCAGTTTCTGTGTCATAATTAGTAATACTGCTCAGTCCGACTGTTCTTGTCTCGGTGTATACGTTGTTAATATCATTTTGATAGAAGTAGAAGTCAAGTTCACGAGTCGTTGCATAAGGAACAGCAAAACGATCGATCTCAGCACTACTCACAGCAATATTTAAATTCGCGACGACCGATTTTCTTCTGTCTCCGAAAAGATTCGAGCTCTTTGAAGTATCAACTTCGACCGATCGCGATAAGATAAATCCTGTGGCCGTCGAATCATTGATTTGAAGAAGATTAATATTCGATGATGTAGAAGACAATTGATTTGCAGAGTTGGCGATTTTATAGTCGAGAGTAAACGTAGAACCAGAAGGATTACCAATGAGGAACGAAGGTTTAAAGTTATCAACCGGATAGCTATCGATCGAAGCAATATTTGCAGTTGCTCCTGATATCTCTCCTATAATTCTTCCACCGCTCACCGCAAATTTATTTGTAGCATTTGCAGTTGAGTCGACCAAAACCAACTTATTTTTTGGATAATCGATATTATAGGCTGCGGCGATCGGAGGAATTTTATAACCTATTCCAGAAGCAGAAAAAGATGGCAAGCTTGCAACTGTCATATTCGTAGCATCAGTGATAGCATTAACAGATAATACTTGTTTCGAGCCTCCGCTTTGAACTAAAATTTTTGAACCAGGCAAAAGACTAGTAAATGTTGTTCCGATGCCAACTATATTTAAACTCGTTGTTGAAACTGTGACAGTACCAGTCGCATTTGCGATGTCTTGATAGATATATTCTCCGCCGATGAAAGCACCGGTATTCGTATTATCGATCGTAAAGAATTCATAATCTTTATTTACAAGACTAATAGTAATGCTGCTAGCAGTATATCTGGCTACCTTCACTTTAAACTTGAGATCTCTGTCGCTTAACGAACGATGAGCAGAAGTATTCGTAGGAACATATAGCTTGCCGCCGTGTGTTCCTCTTGAACCTACAGATAAAGTATTCGTAATTTGACCGTCGGTTACGAGTCTATCACCGAGGACATTTTGCCATACGTCAAAACCAGGATCAGTAAATTGAAGAACTAAACCATAATACTTTCCAGTGGCCAAACGAACAGGATCTTTAAATCCGATTACGGTTGCTGCTGAAGCATCTTGAGAAGTAGAAATCAAATCATACTCAATAAGAGTCATAGAATTTCGGAGTTGGCGCGTCTCAAAAGGAGAATCGTTTTCTACCTCGCAAATCCATGCGATAACTGGCGGAGCGACTGCACCTGAAACAGTGGCTCCACGCACAGGCTTAGCTTTAAAGAATACGTCGACAGATGTAAGCATGACTTCAGGAGCGTTGGCTACTGTTTGCGGATTCACGTAAAAGGTTTGAATATAGTTAAAGCCAGACATGCATTTCCTCTTTTATTTCTATTATTTATCTATTGCTGCTACATTGATCTTATGGTATATTAAAATTATGTTGCGATTCAAAGTTATTAAAATCGAGTCTGATCACGTTGTAAGTACCGCTTGGATCAATAAATGTATCAACTCTCGATTGGATTGCATTGCCACCATTCGGAGTATTTGTTGTAGCATCAGCTTGTGCAACCGAAGTAGCTGTTGCTGAAGGAGCAATATTAAGATTATCGTTATTTGTAATAGGAAGATTCGAGTAGTAAGTCAGAGTAATTACGCCCGCCGCTCTTGAAGTTCCATCATTATTTTCAATTACAAAACGTTTTTGCCCAGCAATATTAGAGATGATACGATTTAGCGCTTCAGCGTCAGTTCCTGCTTCATCGAGGCCGGCATCATAATAAAAATCGAATACCATGATGCCGTCTTGATCGCTTCGAAGTCCAGTCGTATTCGTTGTAGAAGTTCTTACTTGTGAACACTTCGAAGTCTTATCTTCTTCATCAAACGTAAACGTATGATTTGTATTAGGTTTCAAACCAGATACAGAAATTATAAACTTCTGAGAATCGGCAATATAATTAAATCCTGAAAATCCGCCATAATCGAAAAGATAATCAAAATTGATCGAATTGCTAATCGTGAATAAACTTGGATTTACGTCATGTACGGCACCAGTAAACTCGAATGTATTTGGATTCGATACTGTTATTACCGAAGTTGTTACAGAATCTGTCGGATATTGCAGAAGATATCCGTAAGTTCCTGTTTTGCCTTGTCCACCGAACAATCCGCCGCGCTTCTTGCCCTTGTATATTCTCACCTTTACATATTGTCCTGCAGAAGGATCATGTGTCCATGTGATCTTAAATTGATCTTCAAGGAAAGTACCAGAATCAATACCTGTCGGATATGACTTGCGCTCTATGTTTCCAACGTGTTCGACACCTCGACCATCATTGAGTTGATTTATTTGATAGAGTCTGGCGATATCAGCGCTGCTAATAGAAGTTGCAGTCGTAGAAGTTCGAGTGGCTGCCCAAGGTCCATTTTCTGAATCTGCTTGATAAATAGTTGCTGAAACAGTATTGTCTCGGGCAACTACATAAAGTTCTGCTGGTCCAGGAAGACTGCTGAATCGATAAACGAATTCTTCGAACACTGTACCAGAATCCGAAACACTTGTGCTTCTTTCTTTTTCTACTGTTGATTCTACTCTTTGAGTAACAGCAGTAAGAGTCACATCTCCTGTTGTTGTAGGAGTCGGCGTAGGAGTTGGTGTAGGAGTTGGTGTAGGAGTCGGCGTAGGAGTTGGTGTAGGAGTCGTCGTAGAAGTCGTCGTAGAAGTTGGTGTAGGAGTTGGTGTAGGAGTTGGTAAAACTATAGGAATAGGCCCAGCAGTCGCTGCGCTTTGTTCTCCAATCACAAACTCGTTATATGGAAGTGTCAAAATACCATCTTCTTGTCCATCGCCGTCTGGTTTAAACTGAAGATTTAACTCTTTTACAAATGGTCCAAGCTGATCGTTTCTAATGTTTGCATAAAATTCTGCATTTCCAACGTCTGTATAAGCATAGTCAGTAAATGGATCTACGAAAAATCCAAACTTAAATCTTTCGAGAGCTGCATTTAAACTGCTCGGAATAAATCTTGTTTTCGCCAGTGCTTCTGCAAGAGTAAACGATACGTAATACTCAAGAACTTTAATTCTTCTATCGAGGCTACCAATGTCTGACATTGTATAGCGACGCTGTTGAATGCGATTTCTTTGAGAAGCATCAATAGAAGGCCTGACAGTATAAACGTTCTTTCTTTTCCCAGAAATAGCACTCATCACTTTTGTATCTGTGATAGTAATCATCTCAGCCGAAAGAACTTCTGGAAGAGAAGGATACGGCGGAATATTGTATATTTGAAGAGTAAGAGAATTGTCTTGTGATGGTGGTAAAACAGGAGAAATGCTCGGCTCTCCGTTTCTTATTTCAAACCCTCCATTCGAATTAATAATAACTCGATCAATTCTTCCGAGATAAGAACTTACGTTTGCAGACAGTGTAGAATTAGGCACGGGGAAAAATGCGCTGGCTGACGAGAAGTAATTCGAATTTGAAGGAAATGTAGGATTGATAATCGAAGTAGAGTTTGCACCGGAGGCGACAGAAGAAATATCAGTCACATAGTTGATTGTATTTGCGGCGGATGGACGAAGATCTACGCAATCTCGTACATCATAATAAATTCCTGTGCGTCCTTCAAACTCAGGAAGCTCCATCGTATTAATACTTGTATCGCTTACAAGAGAAGTTAGATTTGCGCTGTCATTAATGGTATATGAAGAAATTGTCTTGGCGCCTGACGAGGATTGAAAAGCATCGAACTTAACAAGAAGAATATCGTTCGCTCCAAGTGTATCATATCTTGGTTTTCTTACGAGTTTAGAGATGTCGAGAAAATCTTCGTTTTGACCAGAATCAATGTAAAATTGATTCGTAACGTCAGTGACTCCGTAAGTATTTTCTGTAAAATAAGCGGTATTACCAGTAAACTTATGCACAGAAGTACTGTTTGAAGTGAGTGTGAGGTTGGCTCCTCCGCGAGTAGCAGAGAGTGCAAATCCGGATGTATTTGCAAATACGGCAAAGTATGTTGTACCGTTAGTTAAACCGCCGAGTACTCCGACACCTGCAGTATTCGAATATACAAGAGAATCGCCATTTGCGAATGGATTATTTGTTACAGTAATAAACGCGTTTGCGGTTGCAGAATTTGCAATATTAGTCGACACATTGAATGTGATGTCTTGAACGGTCGCGTCTTTCTTGTATACTCCGCGAAGGCGATAAGCATCAGATACACCGAGAGGCCATGGACCTCGAACTCCTGCGCTATCATTATTTGCGATGCGAATTCTTGCATAGTTGCCGCGATTTGATGTTTTCGCTGCAGAGCTTACATTGTTTCTCTGTGCATTATAAACAACAGAAACAGGCATTGAAGCAGCAACATTTGAAGTAGCATTCGCGACATTATTACCGACATAGATCGTCATGACTTGACTATTCGAACTGTCGACATTCGCAAACTTTGTAGCTTTGTTTGTTAAAGAGATCGGAATATTCTGTGGATAATAAAGAGTAATACTACCGCCAGAGTATGTTTTGCCTGGAGCAGTAACGAGAGTCATTAAAGTGTTGTTTGCAATCGATGAGATTTGTGCAGAAGATGTATTTCCAGCCGTAGAATTAGCAAGAAAAACATAATCTCCAGGAGAAAATTGTGTGGTAAATAATGAACCAGTTCCTACAACATTAGAAGTTGTATTATTATCAGTGGCAATAGTACCTGTCGCAACGGTTTGAGACTTAAAGTTACCATTCGGAATTACAATCAAATCGCGTTTCTCAGAAGTATTTAATTCTTCAGTATACGGAAAATATTCTCCAGATGTAAGATTAAGAACAACGTAACCGGCAGTATTAGAAGTTTCAGACGTATTAATGGTTCTGTATTGATATGTGATGTTCGATACATTTGACGTGGCATTCTTTAACTTAAAAAGAAGCGAAGAGTCGAATGTATCATAAAGTATTGCTTGATCAGCACTTAATACGATGTCAGCGATCGCTTTATTGCCGACGCTATAATAAATGCTTCTTGCATTTTTCGTATTCTGACCTGCGTTCATCTTAATATCAAAGAGATACATTCTGTATACGGCATTCGCATTGCCTACATCTCCGCGATCATAAGCAAAAGTGCGAAGTCTTGCAGTACCAATCTTTGTACCGGACGGGGTAATTGTGTTAGAACCAGTACTAATATAATTAGTAGCAGTATCATAGAGATCGACTTGGTCGCCGATATCAAAGTTAAACGAGCCGACCAGTTCATCGACTTCGTAGTAGTTACCATATCCGAGACGAGTTTGTGAAGCAGAATCATTCAGCTTCGTTGTACCCTTATTCATATTTTGCTTATAGTTATCGATAGTTTCGATACGAATACCGTTGATATAAGCTTTACCTGGATCGATGTTCATTTTTACAAGGCTAGCAGTATCTGAGAACGTACCAGAATCTTTTGTCAGTGTAAGAAACTGATCGATGACATAGTTGCCAGATTCTTCGTAAGTTCTTGCTGCTAACTGCCTGCCAATAATGTTATAAACAGTGTCTTGATTAATACGATATGGCCGACCATCTGCAAACTCAATAATCGGAAGGAATTCAGAATTTGCATCAGCTTCTGCTTTTGTTAGTACGCTGATAACTGGAGTTAATTTTAAACGATCGGCACCGGGAGCAGCATAGTTATAAGTACCAGTTGCATTATCAAGAAGCGTCTGATCTTGATTTGAGTTAATGATGCTTTCGTTCGTATAGAAACCGACAGACTTATCAAAGCCAGTATTCGAATATTTGTTTACAATTTCAAACTGAGAAGCAACTCTTGAGAAGAATCCTTTTTGATAAATCGTACCTTCGCCAATCGTGACACCATAGCCAGTACCAATCGGAACTGAAGTGGCATTTGCTATTTGAATCGTAGCAAGAAATGTTTCTGCTGCAAGTTCAAGCTCGCCTAATTCTGTGGCGGTGGCTGTTGATGTAGTTGAATTGTTAGCGATAGTCACATGTGGTTCTACATAATATCCTGAACCTTGGCCGATGACTTGAACTGCAGTGACTTTACCTAAACTGTCTGTTGTAATCGAGCCGACTGCACCCGAACCAATAATTGATACTACATTCGCAGATACTCCAGACGTGAAGTTGCGAATCTGCTCGCCAGCGGCAAATCGAAACTTAATCGTATTTGCGGAAATAAGATCAGAATACTCTGGTCTTACTTTTAAAATAAGTGCGGTACTGTTTGCGGTGATGTTTGCTTCGATAATCACGGCATTCGCGACACCGTTTTGAATTACAGATCCAGCCACAAAGCTTGCAGCAGCTGCAGCACCTCCAGTACTATTCTGTACGGCAAGAGCAGACATCACAACTACGCTGTCGTTGTTCGCAAACTTCGAAGCGCCGTCGTTGACCTTAATATTGAAAATAGGATAAGACTTATCGAAAACTGTAAGAGTTTCGCCTGCAGCAAAAGAGTCGGTTTCGAAATTTGTTCCCGAACTAATGTAGTTCACAAATAGCGTGTTTAAATCTGGCGAGCGAGATTGCAGACCAGAAGTCGTCTTCTTAATGTGAGCTTCTACGTTTGCAGAGTTTCTAATATATCGATTATTATAAAGAGTAACATCGACTTGTAAACCGTCGGTCGTTAGATCGTTGATCTTGATATAAGGAACTTTATCATGTTTAGTGATCGTGCAACCATCGATGATTGTGCCACGCTTGAATACGTTGTCACCAAACTTCTCAATTTGATTTTGCAAAATAGACTGGAGCTGATTGAGCTCACGTGCTTGAACTGCGACACCAGGCTGGAACAGAACTTTATAAAAGTCCTTCTTGGAATCGAAGTCATCAAAATAAGGAGATACGTTTAGGTTGGTTTCCAGAGCCATTTAATTAAAACTCCAATACTATCTTTATAATTTCTGATTTGTTATCGTTACGAGCGATAGGATCAAGATTCTCTAAGTAAAGAACCTCGCCGCTACCGACTACAAAGTCTCCGTTGTATTTATTCAATAATGGGGAAAGCTCTGCAGAAGATACATCTCCGGCAATATCTCTTATTCCACGAGGATCAAGATTAAAAATACCTGATTTATTAGTAATCCACAATATGTCAGAAGCTCCGTCGATCTCATCGAGATGATGGACTCTTCCTCGCGGTTGGGCGTATGCAATCAGACTTTCTTGTTTAATTTGTTCGTCTTCAAGAAACGGCACGCTGCCTACACCAAAAGTGCCAATAAGTCGTGTCAACTGACGAGAGTAGTTGAATGAACTTGCTACTCTATCGTTGATTTCAATCGTTCCAGTAATAGCGGCTGTCGTACCTGATACGGGAATGACGGTGTCTCCTGACATACCACCGACTCCGATGATACGATTTCCAGAAGTAAATACACCCGCGACATTTGACAATTCAATCTGGCTTGTCCCAGAGAATGATACGATGCCACTTGCTTGAACTACAATAGCCGAGATTTCACAATTATTTGCAGTAAACGAACTGGTTGTATTTGCAGTCGTGATACGATAGTCTTCTGGAACGTTAGCTACGGTCGAGATATAATTATTCGAACCTTCTGTGACAAGAACATAATCACCTACTGAGAAAGCATCTTTGTAAGTCGGTGCATCTGGATTTGCAAGAGCTACTGTAATAACACCGTTTGATCCTGATACGCTCGCGTCTCCGTTAATAGCTACAGTAGGAGCAGTCACATATCCAGAACCAGTGTTAGTAATTGTAACAGATGTAATTGTGCCTGAACCATTATTTGCAAATGTTCCTGCCGCACCCGTGCCGCCCGTGCCACCATCAGTAAACACTAATTGGTTATTGGCAGCGCTATTATATCCTATTCCTGCACTTACGATCGTAGCAGTAGTCGAAAGAAGCCCGAAGTTTGTCTTCTCAATAGTCGTACTGCTCGAATTAATGCTTACATTACCGTGTAATTTCAATTTTCGATACTGATAGACTTTTTCACCAGTCGAAAAACCTGGGCCAACTACGTTGTTGATGTTCATGTCAACTTCAGTGAATAACGCGTTCTTAATTAAGCCAACTTGTCGAAAGTCATTTTCTGTGGGAATAATTCCACTCTCGCTGTTATTAAACTTGGCGCTGAGACATACTCTCTTTGCAAAGAGTTCGTTATAAGGATCTGAACCGTGGCCGTTCTTCGGAGAAATAATTGGTCTCAAAGATGCCGGAGAAAAGTATGATGCGGTTGAAATCACCGCAGGAAGTTGAATGTATGTTTCATCGAAAATGGATGGAGGAATAGTAATAGGCTGTTCAGAAACATATGATTCAGCCTTTCGATAGTTTTCACCAACCGCGAGGAGTTCAACTCTATTAATAGAATTTGTCGAAGCAGCATCGATATACACAATTCCTTCGGCTGGAGTTGATTCTTCTCCATCTCCCCAAACAAATGCATATGGATATACTTCGTAAGTATCTCCTGCCGAAGGCGTATTAATAAATGAAGAATCAAGAATGAATTTCTTCTGAGAAGAAGTGCCTTCGTAATTTACAATTCTTTTATACTCTCCAATGGCTGCTCCAGAAGTGATTTTCATGGCGCAACCTTGATAGTAGTCATCGATAGATACTGCAGTTGCGGGTGCACCATAGAAAGTCGGAATACCTTGAACAGTAATATCTGAAGTTAAAAGTGTGCCTTCGGCGATGTAGTTATCGTATCCAGCGCCGGCATCTTCTACCTGAATTACTTCAATCGTTCCGCGAGTCGCACCTGCTATGACGGCAGTATTGGCGATAATAGGAATATACTGCGACGTAGCAAACTTTTCATATTGTGTCTTTGTGATGGTGTACATGTATTTCCATACATAACCATCACCTGTTTCGACAGGATTCAGATCGGCCGCGCTTCCTACACGAGAAGGAGCAACAGTCGAGTTGACATTGATAGTATCAGTGCTCTTGTTAAACAAGCACTTCCAAACGTTATATTCTGTATCATCATCGACAGTAATAAAAAAATTCTTAGTTTCAAGATCTCCGTCAAGATGATCATACATTGAATAGTGCGTGTTCGATTCCCACAAATTCTTTTTTGCCATATGTACGACATCTGCAGAAGAAACTTTCTTCGCGAAAATCATATTATCATAGACATCTGTATCGATTGAGCGTATACTGTTATTCGGAGCAGGAATAATTGTGTCGCTGCCGGCATAAGGAATATGACGAGCAGCATAAACAAAGTAATCATTGTTAGCAAAGCTATTAATGAAGTTTGCAGCTGCCGCTACATTAAAACTACTCGTAATGAGTTTTTGTGTTACTGCCATTTATTCCTCTATCGTCTTTGTCAAGAAGTGACCAGCATTAATGCTTCCACTGGTGCTACCATTTGCTGTTATATTTATAGGACTTCCATTCGCAGTTAACGATAGTTTCACTGTATTTGGAGTAGTATTTACAACATAATAAGACTGCGCATTCGTCAACTTATTCTGTGAAAGATTTAACGTCAGGCCGGTATTTGAGCTCTTAAAGTTTATGATATTAGTCCTTGCTCCAGTCGTTGAAAGCTTAAAGCCAGTTGTATTCGCATCCATCACATAGTATGATGTTGCGTTGGTAATACCATTAAATCCTCTCATGATATTATGACCAGATTCGCTGATAGAAGATGCCATAATATTTGCGATCGATTGTGTATTTCCTGATTGTGTAGCAAGCTTGAGAGTATTCGTAGTAGTTCCTATTACATAATAGATCTGATTATTAATAAGACCACTAATCGCAGTATTTCCAGCATCTGTATAATACAATACTGATTGATCATTGGCGAATGGGTGAGAACTAATGGTAATAAAGACGTTAGCAGCATTTGCAGAATCAACATCCACAGCAGTATTTGCATTAAAGCTTTGTGTATTACATGTCGTAGAATCAAACGTGGCATTGACATAGTCGCTGTTTCTAAACTTATTGTTTGCAACTGTGATGAACGAATCGATTACTCTGCCAGTATTTGTAGTAAACGTACCTGTAATACTCGCTTCAACCGCAACGTTCGAAGTAGTATAAAGCACTAAGTCGCCGTTTGCGAACGGATTAATAACCTTCGTCAGCGTATGCAATGCAAGAGTATTACCCATAGACACGGTGTTGAGATTCAGAGCATCTCCGCCCTGTGTTTCAGAGATCTTGATACCTGTTGTATTCGCAAGCACTACGTAATAGTATGCGTTATTCGATAAGTTCGAAGAAGTTCCTACACCAATAACATTTGCTTCTAAAGTCGTATATTGTAAATAATCATGTACATTTAATGGAAGTGTGGTATAATAAGGATTAGTCCCTAACGATATTATATCACTATCATTATTGATATCCATTACCTTAAATTTGAAACTGACATCTTCAATATCTGTTTCAATTGTATCATTCAATGTAGAAACATCGTCATTCGAATTGAACTGTACTTCTTGAGCAGTCGAAATACTCGTCAAAGCGAGTGCAGCATTTGCTTCTTCTACGATTAATGCAGATCCAAAGAACTTTGTTCCAGCGACGTGCATCACTTTCTTAAACATATCAGAGTATCTGTCTACTGAGATCTTCGAAAGGATCTCATAAGAATACTCTTGGTAATAGTCGTTATCATGAACGTAGATATCATCAGACAAGAAGCCTTTCGAGCTTCGATAGTATCCGATACCGATACCATGGCCATCGAGAACCATCTTTGCAGTACCAGCTCTCAGATTATCTTCTGAAACAAAGTCGACAATTTCTGCATTTGAATATGCAAACCCTGAATCGATTACTTGTAGCGCGGTGACTTCTCCGCTGGCTGTCACAACGTTTGCTGTAATATCTGCATTTAATCCGATCGGATATAATACTGACAAATCTTCAGTTACTCCTATTACATTTGCTTCGGAGCCTGAAACTTCTCCAATCATTGTATCGCTTGGCAACCAAGTGTTTTCAAATGTAATTCTTTTTGCAAGCATATGACTATTATTACTTGACTTGACGATGGCTTTGGCAGTCGATACAATTTCAAAGAGACTGACGTTTGAAACGAGGCCATTCGCCGTAGGTACAGTGTATGAAAAGATAATTTGATTATTTACAATCGGAGCAGTATTTCCAGACACTCTGATATAATCTCCAATAGTATTGGAAAATACCGAAGAGACGAAAACATTAACTATATTTGCAGTAAGGAAGTGCCCAGTTTCTGATACACTCGTAGCTGTAATATCAATATTAGCACCGGTCGATGTGGCTGAAAGAGCAAGTCCAGTACTATTTGCATATCTTATAAAATATAAAGAATTATTTGAAAGTCCAGTAACAGCGGTATTTCCAGCTGCAGTCGAATATGTAATCTGTTGACCATTTGCAAATTTGCTATTTGCTGATGCAATTAGAATAAAATCGTTGCTATTTTGAACTTGTGTATTTGAGTTAAAAGTTGAAACTACATTTTGGAACAATTTATCTTTTGGCAGATATCCTGGAAGAGTTGCAATTGTATGTGACTCTCCACCTGTCGAGTTGGCATTAATATCGATTACAGCTCCGCCTAATGTAGAAGATAATTTGAATGCAACAGTGTTGGCAGCAACAACATAGTAAACAGCATTTGCTGTCAAACCGCTGATGGCGGTGTTACTGTTTGGAATTCTATATTGGACAATTTGTCCATTGGCGAACTCATTTTGGTAGCTACGTAACTGATGACCAATTAAGTCAGGATTATAATTTCTGAGGAAGTGACCCGTTCCACCAGGATTTGCTGCTGTTAAATCTACATTGGCTCCGCCGGCTGTCACTGAAAGTGCTAAGCCAGTACTATTCGCGTAGCGAACATAATAAAGAGAGTTTGCTTCAAGACCATCAACAGCTGCAACACCGGCTGTCACAACATATCTGACTTGACCACCATTTGCAAATAAGGTATTCGCAGTCGCAATCTGAATAAAATCATTACTATTTTCTACTTGAGTATTTGAGTTAAACTCTGCTACATTCGAGCTTTGCGTAATATTCACTTTTGCAAGTGTATTTGCTGCTTCAGTTGTAAGAGTAACGCCCGTAGTATTAGAAGTAAGAACATAGTAGAAACTGTTATTCGATAGACCTGTCACAGCCGTATTCGCATTATCAGTAAAGTAACGAACAAGATCATTCGCTACGAACTCATTACCAGTGATCGTAATAAAATCTGTGTTTGAGTTGACTTCATCTGTAGGATTAAACGATGATGTGATGTTACGATAGAAAATGGCATTTGCAGCGGTTTCTACTTCATGCGAAGATTGTACAGTAAATGTCTTGGCATCATACGTATTACTATATGCACCAGAAGAAACTTGCAGATCAAAAAACTTCAAATTTGCTTGCGATTGATTGACTATTTCTCCGACAACAAAGTTTCTTGTTGCATTTTCAAACGTAATCACAAAGTCTTTACGATCGAATCCTGCAACATATGGTTGGTGCGCGAGCACGAAAGGATCGACATTATAGTCTTCTCCTGGATTGATTTGATTGAGTGATCCAATGATACCAATCTCAAATCTGCCGAATGTCAAACACGAATATAGTATATCTAAGTGATTACCTTCAGGATTTTTAGGAAATCCATATGCGTCTGAAGAGATAAACTGTGAAGCGAATACTTGATTTGCTTGAGCAAGAGTTGGTAATTCTGCTACTGCAGTAATTGCAGTATTGACAGCCGAATTGCTATATACTATAATATTACCGTTCGCTGGAACAGATGTTGTATTTGTAAAACCAAAGTCGCGAATAGGATCTTTGATAAGAAGATTCGTTCCTATTACATCATAGAGTGTACCATGTGCAGTTTTATATAAGAAGTGACCAGACTCATTCGTTAAAGTTGCGCCGAATGCTGGAATATTAAACGAAGTGTTTACAAAGCTTTCTCCAGGAAAACTCGTACTATTAATATGAATGTACTTGTTTGCAGGGCTCGAAAGAATTAATCCAGTAGTATTCGAAAATGCCACATAATAAGGTTTGCCACTTTCGAGTGCAGTGATTACTGTATTACCTGCGGCCACCTCATAGATAATACGCTCGCCTGCAATATAGTAAGTATTCGCATCTGTGACAGTAATAAAGCCGTTTGATGCGTTTACAGCTGTCGAAGGATTGAATGAAACTTTACGAATTTGTTGAAAGACTCTTTGGCCTTCATCGAATCCAGTATTTGCAGTCACAGAAAGTTGAAGACGACTATAGTCGAGTGTATCTTGGCTATTCGCAGCAATGAGATCCGTACCAATAAAGATCACTTCTGTTTCGCCGATCGTACCTACACCAAACCCGGCGCCTGTGCCAAAACTGATCGATGAGATGTCTGCTGTGGTATTTGAAAGCGGCGCGATGATTTTTGAAGGGAACGAACGAACATAGTCACCGCCGGTAATGTCGAGTGAATAAGATGTGATCTTGAAGTTGTCTGCATTCGCAGCGGTATACACTGTATCTGTTTCGTTCCAATATCCCTTACGCGAGATAAAAGTCAAGGTGCCTGTATTTGATGCAGCAGCATAGTTAGCAGTAATCACAGAACCTTCGGCAACGATTACATTTGCACTGTTGTAGATGTAGATATTATTTGCGAAGGTAATGTTATTCGAAGAGCATTCATCAAATTGTATGACATGAACTTGTTTTTTAATATCATACAAACCAGCGTTTAGATTTACGTAACTGACATTCGCGAAGACTTGATTGTTAGTTTGATTGATAAGCTTATATGTTAAACCGTAGTTGTGAGCGTTTCCTGTTGCGGCCTCTGTTGCATTTGCAGTCAGTATCAAAGAAGTTGAATTGGTTACGCTCGCCACATTACCAATTGCCACGTTACTGGTGATATAAAGAGTCGAATTAATATAGTTGTTATTAAAAGCTGTAGAGGTTCCAGTGACCACAGTGCTAGTAGTCACTGCAGTGATTGTTCCGGTGCCAACTTTGTAATCCCAATCCGCCATGCGCTTACTATTTTTAAAAGCACCACGAGCGTTGGTAAGAGTAAGTTGTGTTGCACTTTCAAGCGTAATGACATTTGCCACTGTACCAGAAGCAGTAATATATCCTGCATTCTGTTGTTTTACCACATCGCCTACATTAAATGTGGCAGAAGGCGCAGTAATCACAATAGCATAGTCTGTCGGTGTATTCATGAACTTACCAGACATTGACTTGTCTGTCAGTGTATTTGCCGTAAACGTCGTTCCAGTAGTACTATTACTTCCTGTGCTATAGTTAGCAGATGGAACAAAAACTCCTGATGTATGAGATACCGAGATAAAACCAGCAGTATTCGAAGTAGTCGCGACTTCGAGAATTCGACCTTCAGCAGCAAGTATGCCATTTGCGGCGTAGCGATATATGGTGTTTCCAACAGCGACATTTGAAGATGCCGAACTATATCCGATATTGACTACCGGTTGAACGCCGCGTTCGAAGAGACGATAGTAATTTTCCGAAGTAAAATCTACTATCACTTCATTCAAGTTTAATACTTTTTCAGAGACGATCGATTCGGCGTTGAGTGTGTATCCATATCCTCCATCTTCGAAGATAAAATCTACCAGTCCAGTTTGTGAGCCAACAGATTCTACTCTTGCCAAACCACCAAGACCGCGATCACTGTTTGTAAATCTTACAACATCCCCAACAGCAAAATCTCTGCCTCGAGTTTGAACTGTGACTCTTTTGACAGAACCGATTAACTTCGATCTTTTAGTAATATCAAATATAGGTTGATTATTAATGTTGAGACCGATAACTTCTCCATTACGGAAATTACCTTGTCTTCCAGAAATATAAAGAAGATTAACAAAACCTCTACCGGCGCGCCGCCGAATATACTTCTCAACGAAAGCTTTCGCGCCTGAAAGTTGGCCAACGACTTGCTTACCGACGTAATCAACGTTATAGATCGAGTATCCAATCTCGAGATACTCTGGTTTTTCGTATACTCCGTCTGATAAGCGAAAGATTTTCTCTGCAGGATATCGAACTTCTGCTGCCGTACCATATACAAGTTTAAAGAAGAGATCAACCGCGCGCTCTGTACCTTTGGCACGATACAGATCAAGCGAGTTTTTGACAAGAAGCTTCTTATTCGTAGCAGTATCAAACTGAATGTTTTTCAGATACTTCTCTTTGAAGTGAACAATAAAGTCGTCTGTCGTACTATCAATATCGCGATAATCTGGCAGTCGACGGGCATGATATAAAGGATTGTTCGTCGATTCTAGCCACTCATAGTATGCTTTTGTAAACGCAATAAAGTTTTCTCCCTCTTCTTGGTAAAAAGAAGGAAATTGGCTCTGAATTAACGGAGATATTCTTTTTTCGATATTCTTCATTATTCTCTAATCTGTTCAATTGAGACGTCGACGTCATTTTCAAGAATATTGAGTATCACGTTCTGAGAAGAAGTGATATCAAGCGTGCGTGGTTTGGCATAGATTTTAAGAGAAGTGCCGGTATAATTCGTGATATTAAAGTTATTGATTCGAATAACACCAGTATCATAGTCGACAGTTCCAATTTTCAAAATGGTTCTATTATTCGTTCCAGAAGTATTGACGATACGCATTGCGCCGTCGCCATCATCTTCAAGACGGCAATTTGACAAACCATTATACGTGAATGTCGAAGAGCTTACGACATGAATATCACCGGTAAGATACTCTGAACCTTTGCCCGGAATATCATTTTGCAATGGGTTTTTAAAGTCGATCGTTACGTTTTGGCCAGATGATACTACGCCTGAAGTTGCCAATGATACAAGAGAACCTGAAGTGGTTGTGGCACTTCCAGTGACAGTCGTACTCAATATAGGTGTCAAATACTTCACAAGCTCTATCTTTGTTTCGTTACTAATAATACTATTTTCTGCAGCATCAACGTCTCGAATAAATCTTGAGTAACGAAGAGTACGACCAAAATTATTGAGATTGGTAGAGGCGTGATTCAGAATCGAGTCAATCACCAAAGTACGAATATCTTCTGGATTTAAACCAGTCAAGTTAATATTGTATTTGATATTCGTTTTGACATATAGATACGTATAATCAGGAGAAACGAAGAGCGGTTCGATAGCAACAGAAGATCTCGATCTTAAGAACTTTTTATATTCTGCTTCTTTAATCTTTGGAAGACCATCAACTTCATCGAGATCGATTGATAAGAAGATTCTGCCGTATTGCGGAGGAGTTGCATCTTCTCCACCATATGCAACCACCGCATTGATTTCAGGAAAGTTTGCTTTTAGTAGGTTCTCATAATCTTCAGAAGTCACAGCACGTTCTTGTGTAGTGAATGCACGAGGAGCATTATATTTAATAGAATTCAAATCTTCTGCAACTGCACCGTCGGCAGCTGCAATAATAGTTTGAATTACGATGTTTGTTTCTCCATCGATGCTTGCGGTGTTGATAAACTTAAATGCTCCGTTCGGAAGTTCGCCGCTACATGTTCGATACTCGATAATGCATGCAGAGTTGTTCTTTGGTTTTCTTCCAACAACTCCATCACCAAAAACGACTTCATATACATCACCAATTCCTGGTTGTAAGAAAAAGACTTTTGCATTTCCATCGTGGCCGAAGAGTGACGTCGCTCTTTTATAAGTCTGAACAGTCGTACCATTATCTTCAAAGACAGTGACTAATACGCTTTCAAGATCGACCCTTTTATTACTAATCTTATAGACAAGCGGTCTATCATAGTTTACTGTATAGGTATCACTTAAATAGCTGCCTTCGTATACTCGAATGGGTTCGCTTTCATATACGAGACTTGATCCTGACGGTGTTCTGTTCGTAATCACATAGTTTTCAGTAGTACTAAAATTGTAAGTGAAATCATCAACACGCGATGTAAAAGATGTGCCTTTTGGAATGACGATCGATCTTTTCGCTGTGTTTGTCGAAGTAATTACCAATTGAATGACAGCCGATGAAGATCGAAAAGATCTCGGAAGATAGTTTAATTCTTTGGCGTGAGAGATGACACTGTCGCGCAACTTCGCAGAATCGAGGAACATTTCATTGCTGATCATGTTCAGATAAAAAGCGTTCTGATATGTGTTATACGAAAGCACGTCAAGAAGAACAGAAAGGTTGCTTCCGTCGAAGTCATAATCTTTAAATCTATCTTGAGATCTTAGAAATGTCTTCAACGAATCCTTATAGGAATCGAAATCTAGCTGTGTAAGGACTATACTGGAATTTGCTGCCATTATCTTACTCTATAAAGGGTTAGCTGAAGTGTCTGCGGATTAGCATTATTTATTATCTCATAATAGACTGATACTTCATAAGAATGCGCAAACTCATTTGATATTACTAAGACATCGATGATTCTTGCGCGAGGTTCATGTTTGGTAATAGAATCCGTCACAGCATCTTTAATCAAATCCGATGTCATGACAGATATATCTTCAAATAAGAATTTTCTTAATCCTCCACCAAATTCCGGATTAAACAGACGTTCTTTAGTATTAGTCTGTAAGATGTTACGCATCGATCTTCTCACGGCTTGTTCGTCAGTATGAAGAGCGAGTCTTTTATTCTGAGGATGAATATTGAAATTGTTATAGAAGTCAGTGAACACAGGATCACGCTGTGTTGTTTTCCTTGTCGTGAGTGCGTCGATTCTGTCTACCATATTACCCTACTTTATCTTATTTATAATGATTATACGACTGTTTGTATTACTTCGTAGTTTTCAATAGAAGCATTTGGAACATCGTCAGAGAGAAGCTCGACTTGCCCTGTAAAAGCAAAGGTTTGATAATCTTCGTTGCTACCGATTGCATCTAATCCTGGACCAGCCGACCGAGTAAAGCTATACTGTATCATAGCTGATGTAGCTTTGTTTGTTTCAATATACGAAACAAGCTTATCGTTTGCATCATACACAAAATTATTGAAAATGACTTCAGCATCTTCATATGCAATAACTCTTCCACCTTCAAAATTATTAATATTCTCAACTCGAAAAGGATACCAATTATCGACTTCAATATCATGGGCTTCTACGAAAACAAAAACTGCACACAGAAAAAAATCATCAATACAATTCTCTTCGTTTACGAATATTGGCATATACCAACCATCGATTACAGTTTCACTGGTTTCAAACGTAGTCACACCCGGTTCTTGCACAGTAAAGCGTATTGCGACTGGAGGACTTAAATCCCCGTAAGAAGTATCAGCAACTGTCGGAGCGCTAACATCCGTAAAGAAATATCCATTTTCTGATACTGAATATTGATCTAACATAACAGCCTAATCCACTTCACGCGGCAGAAGCGGGTTGAGCCCACTTTGGCAGATTGTCTGGATTCGGCTCGAGCCCATACTTTGTTCGACGTACCTCAATACAATTCGGAATGAGTTTTAAGATTGCATCTGGAATACCAAATATCGGTTTTAAAATAATATTTAAAACCATACAAATTGATACTTTACCGCGACAGATATCGATAATCAGTTTAATTGCTTTGATGATCTTATCAACGATCGGAAACTGCTGTAGAATCCAAGCTGGAGCTTTGAGTATGATATCATGTATCTTTGCAATAAAATCTGTCTGAAAGAACTTCTTAATCTTCTCCATGGCTTCTTCAAAGGCATCTTCAATTCGATGCCACAATTCTTCTTTTGAATGAATCGTTTCTTTTCTTTTACGCAATTCTTTATCAAATCCAATTAAATTACCGAGAGTTCCAAAGAGTGGGATTGGTAGATTTAAAACAAAATCAATTAATTCTTGGAGTAATTTCTCTCCAAAATCTTCCGCGGCTTTGCCCGATAAGACGTCTTCTTTGGCCTTTTTAATTCGCTTCTTAAAATTCTCATACACAAGTTTTAATTGTGCTTTAATGGGTTTCGTCGGATCGATGAATGTTCCAAGTTGTTCAATGATAGGACCGATAATAGGAATCTTAGTCAGCAACTTAATCATCGCATTGATGCACGCGGCAATAAAATCGCTTAGAAGTTCTTTCATCCATGCCAAAGCTTTCTGCCAAAATTCTTCGGCTTCATGCTCAGGGCTTTTAATTCCAAATGTTCCGTCATATTTGCCATCTCCAAAAAATGCTCGAATCGATTCGATGTCTTCGGCCATGGCGGCTTTGATCTTGACTTTACCTTCTTTCGTAAAGAAGTCTTTGATCACAGGTTGATAACGAACCGGATTACCGGCTTCATCTAATAAGGTCACAGCAGTAATGAATGGAATTGGAATCTCGAGTGGATTTGGAATTCCAAGAATATCAACAATTTTGAGTAGAGCTTCAACGATCTTCTTCTGAAAGAAGACGTCGATCTCTTTGAGAAACTCGCGAACCTTATATTTCATCTCTTGTTCTTTTGACTTGATCTTCTTAAAGACGTCAGTCATCAGAATGCCAGTAATATCATCGACTAGCTTTTCTATTTCTCGAATAGCTTCGATGAGTTCTTTTCCGCACTCGTCTTGAATAAACTTCGCCTGTAACTTGAGTTGACTAATGATCTTTGCAATGCCTACGAAATAGTCTTCCATTTGACGGAAAGATATTTGCCCGTTAGGACCACATTCTAAATTAGGAACTTCAGGAACGTAGACGATTGGTTTCATGCATTGATTCCAACAATTGCAGCCTGAATATCCACCGCTCCAGATTTTGATGTAATTGAAACTGTACCGTTGTTTGCAAAAATTCCTACGTTGCCTTCATTGGCATAAACAGTGACATCTTGTTGTGCTGTAATGGCTATTCCGCCTTGGTTCGAGGTGATTTCAATATCCTTACCGCCTTTTTCATCGCCTTGATTGAAGATAGAAATGTTACCGAATGCCAACTGAATATGATCTTTTACAGACTTTGTGACGATCGTGCCATCTGGTAAGATCTCGATATAAGATCCTGACTTGTGAAAGATTTGTACACGTTCTGATCCTGGAGTATCATCAAATTCTAAGATATGGCCACTACGAGTAGTCATTGTATTATTGAAAGGATATCTCGCTTTATACTTCGAAGCAGGTTCAATAACTGTTGCGCCTTCTCCTTTAATACGATTTTGTGTCTTCAATTCTGGTTCGCCTTGTCCTCGAGCATATGAAGATACGCTATGATTATTTTCAGGAGCATAGTTTAATACGCCGAGAATATATGCTGCAGCTTGTTCTGGAAGAGACATACACATCACTCGAGATCCCTTTAAGAGACCTGTCGGGCTAAGTCCGATGCCTGAAACACCGGCACTTGTAGTTGGCATCATAATATAAGCAGGCAAAAGATCTTCGGAGTTCACTCTATCGGAATGTCCTAAAATTTCTCTGACCAATACTCTACCTGTCTGCGGCGCATCTGCTTCTAATCCGAGATCTGAAGTCGGATCTTCTGCTACGATACCTTCAAAGAATCTTGGGGTTTGCATCTATCATCCTTTAATTTGCGTGTGTTTGTGGCAATCCACCAATACCATCTTTCACAAGCTCGAAAGCTTGCATATACTCTGCTTTTTCGTTAAAAGTCAGAATATGACGACACTTTGCGATGATGTAATTACCAGTCGTCATCGTACTGTCTTCATTTACTGGAGATGTTTCTCCTCTTGTAATACCGCTCGGTTCAGGAAATTGACACTTAATGACATCACCGGCAGAAATAGCGCTATCACCGTAAATCGTAACGTGAGCAACTGTAGTTAAGAAGTGAGCCATATAATATGGTAGTTGGTTTTTCTTTTCGGCTCGTTCTGCGTTTTCAATTCTTGGATCAAAGGGAACAATTTGAATATTTCCTTCGTCTTTACCTATTTCATCTTGGGTTCTTAAGCTTGAAGAAACAGATTTTTCATTCAATGTTTGAAATTCTAGGTTTTTGGGGTTAGTTTGGAAATTAACGATTTCGCCAGTCACACTATTCTTGAGTTTAACTAAATTACTCCCTGCTCCAATTCTTCTTGCAAGCCCTTGATTACCGTTTTGAATAAGCTTCGTAGCTAGAATGTTTCTCCACTTTGCGCCAGATATATTTAAATTTGTTAATCCGGATTGCATGAAACACTTATCGCCAATATTCTCTTTGCCTTCTTTGATTAGCATTTCCATGCTCTTAAAAACGAACCCGTACTTGTTTTCAAAGAAGTAAAATGCATGACCTTTAAATTCTTGAGACATCGCGTATTCCAATCGAATCTGATCGATGCATTCGATTGGTGTTTTTTCGGTAAAGTTGAAAGCATGTAGTCCGCGGGTTTTTTCTGCGAACAAAGGTTTCTGAGAATCGATTGCTTCAAGATAAGCTTTTACCATCTTTTCACATTCTATCTTTTTTCTGACGAGTGGTAAGTTACGAACAGTAGCCGACTTCCATACTTCGTATGTCACACATGAAAGTTTATAGACAACAGCTTTGTCGTCGTTAGTAGGAATAACAGGGTCAACTGATACGATATAAAATTCATATCGAATAGAAGATTTTTGATTCTCTTCGTCTGTCGTAAAATCAATTATAATTCTTTTGTCTGTGAAAACAAAATGATTAAACATACCTTTTGCGTCATAGAATTCAAACTCTGCGAGCACAGTTGGATTGAGTACAGATTCATAGATGTTTGCTTGTACGCAGACAGGAGTCAAATCAAGTGCTTTACCACATTCAACAGTTTTGGCTGTGGCATCAATTAATAAGAATTCATTAAGTTTAAACTGTCCGTCTCTAATCGAAGTCATGTTATGTGCTTATTTGTTGTATGAATTGTTTTTCTACTTCTGCCAAGTAAGAAGACTTGAGAACAACTACGTTTCTCTTGAGTTCGTTTGTTTCTTTCTCATCGTCATATGCATTCACTGCATACCAGTATTCAACTTCGGCCTCAGGTATATTTTGGCTTAATACCTTTATTTCACTTATTCCTTCTGCTGCATTCACTGCAAACGTTCCGCTTACATGTTTTACAGTCAAGCGATTGTTTTCAAGATCAATATAGTCGATGGTAGCATATGCGCTGGTGCTCGTTTGAGATACTCGATCTCCAACTTCGAATTCTGATGGCGCAACAGTCAGAGACAATGATAATACTTTATTCGTAGATACTATCCACTCTTCTTTGAGTCTTTCGTAACCAATTACTGCACCAGTATTTGTAAGTTTTGGCTTCCAATATTTTTGCGCGTTCGATGTTTCATTTGCAACAAGAGAATCATACTGTTGAGTCGTAATAGTTCTTTCGTCTTCATGCCAGTTTAATCGATAGAAGAGAGTAATCGATCGAGCATTTGAATTCGATCCGTATTTTGTTGCAATGTAACTGTTAAAATCTTCTGAAGATTTATAGTAGTCGTAATAAGGATCGACGATGTTATTCGTAAGATAGATCATCCAATCAAACTTCGAAGATCCATAATAGTTATAAGACAAGAGATCCGGCCTCTCGAACCCTTCTTCAAGAGTAAACTGAAAGGTAGAATAGATGTCTCTTTTCGTTTTGTCAGTAAAATCGACGCGCGCCAAGATATTCTTGGCAATGTTTCCATCATAGTCTACAATTGGAAATCGATCAAAATATCTTGCCATCTTTAACTTCCTGTTTGTTGTTTAGGCGAAGCTGTAGTCGGCGTTGGTTTGGATATAAATTTGTCGATGTTTTTTCCGGTGTCATTTAAAAGAGTTCGAAATTCATTGCCTGGTTTGCCGGTGATATTATCAATACCTTTTTGTAATCCATCTAATACAGTTTCACGTGTCTCAGCTAAGCGATCTCCACCTTCTCTACCATAGTCGCGAGATGTTTGAATTTGTGTTTCAAGCATTGTCATCGAGCATTCGATAAACGCAGGATGACTTGTGCCTTCGAAGAATGCAGGAATTCCTTGCGGAGAGTAGTTCAGTTCGATTGATTGAATTAAACACGGTTGAAATTTGATTAGCTGTGCAGTACCAGCAATCTTGAGTTCTGGTTGACATAAGAATGGATAAGCGAGTGCCGCAGTACCTAGACTGCTGTATGATGGTAAAGCATAAGCTTTCATTGCTTTCAACAGATTCATCAACTGTTGGCTTTCATTCGGATTTCGAGGAGCAAAAGTCCATTCAAATCGGTGCTCACGAAGAGGAACTCCGCTAAACAATGCTTGAATATGAGGATTTGGAACAGCTCCAATTCCTTGTGATATAGCACTACCGATATCTCCTGCTGCCTGAACCATCGCACCATAAGCAAGTGCCATTGTAGCGTCGGTTGCTCTTTGAGCGGTCAGTCCTCCGGAGAGTCCTAATTGCGCGACATCTGCGACTCCACCTAGCAGTCCTTGTGATCCTTCGCTAACACTAATACTGAAAGTTTCTCTTATGCCTTTTGGAAGAGGAAGAGCAAATGCTTGTACAAAATCAAGCTTTGCTACGGTTTGAGGAGAAGGCCGGGCATAGCGCTTAAATTTAAATGCCATATAATATTTTTCACTGATATGATCAGGAAACTGCATTGAAGGCAAATCGCCAAAACCAATCTTATTCGAAGCGCGTTGAATAGCATCAACATATGTTTCGGCGTTAGGAGAAGCACCGGTAAGATCACCACCTTGAGGATTGAAATTATTACGAATGTCGGCACAAGAAGCCCGCTTCATTTCACTTGTAAACGTCTGAAAATACTTGTCTTCGAGACCAACAGTCAAAGAATCTCCGAATCTTGCGGAAAGCTCTGCAGCAATTCTATCAGAAAAACCTACCTTCTTTAACGCTTTGGAAAAAAGATCTTCAACAGCATTTTCAAGTTTATCTTCGAGCTTATTAGTAATATTTCGAAGCGTTCTATTTACAAGCCCACCAGCATCTCTTTTGAAACTGTCGATATTTACTCTAATAAGTGCCATGTTATCTCTCAAATTAAAAGGCTATCATCTTATTTATAAATAGATTTATGGCTTATAAGGGAAAGTTTCGACCAAAGAATACTAAAAAGTATATCGGAGACTCGAACAATATCGTATATCGTAGTCGATGGGAATTAAAGTTCATGATGTACTTAGATTCGCATCCTAATGTCGTGCAGTGGGGGAGCGAAGAGTTAGTGATTCCTTATCGCTCGCCGATTGATAATCGAGTACATCGATACTTTCCAGACTTCATTGTCAAGAAGAAAACGCCAGAAGGCAAGATCGATACCGTAGTGGTTGAAATAAAACCTCTTGCGCAGACGCGGCCTCCAGTGGTGATAAATAAGCCTAGTAAGCGTTATATTAATGAAGTCATGACATGGGGTGTCAACGAAGCCAAGTGGAGAGCTGCAGCAGTATACTGCAATGACCGTGGTTGGAAGTTCGACATACTTACAGAAAAAGAACTAGGAATTAAGTTTTAATGGCAATCGTATTTGATACCATCATCACACAAGGTGTTCGTTCAGGACAAATTCCTGCGCGGACGAACTCTGCGCGTGACTGGTTTCGAGATACTGCTGGTAAAATCAATCGTATTAATGAGCGTGAGATGATGAAAGGTGACGTCAGTCGTATGACTACTCAGCCTTTGCTTGGCTCGATGTACATGTTCTACTATGATCCAAAACATAAAGAAGAGCTTCCATATTACGATAGATTTCCTTTGATCTTTCCATATAAGAAAGTTAAAGGCGGATTTATGGGATTGAATCTACACTATTTGCCTTTGCAACTCAGAGCGAAGTTGATGGACGGCTTATATGACTTTGCAAATAACACTCGTTATGACGAGTCGACTCGCCTGAAACTCAGCTATCAACTCATGACTCAGGCAGCAAAGCTAAGATGGTATGCTCCGTGCATTAAGCATTATTTGACTTCTCATGTGCAATCAAAGTTTATGTACGTCTATCCATCGGAATGGGATATCGCGCTCTTCTTACCAACAGAACGTTTCGTCAAAGCAAGAAAGAATCAAGTTTGGATGGATACGAAAAAAATGTTAGGAGTTACTAAGTAATGGCATCTCCAATAGTAACAGGTACAAATTATACTCAAGAAATTCAAAGATCTGATCGAAGCGTAACGCAAGATGCAAGGTCAATAACTGAAACAACATCAGATAGTACCACTGTCCGCAGCGGCGGATCGAGAACTATTGTTGTCCCACCTAGTAGCACAACTAACGCAATATCTCCTAGTCAAGAAGTCAGCTCGGTTGTACCTTCTTTGTCAACTTCAGCAGCACCAACTGCAAAACCTGCTGCTCCAACTAGACAACAACGAGCTGTCTCTCCTAAACAAGAACAAAATAATCGACCACCCTCAACCGCAAAACCGGCCGCAGCAAAACCTGCTGCTCCAACTAAACAACAACAAGCCGCGCCGGCTAAGCAAGAGACAGTAGGACAGCGCGCTGTTAGATTAAATGAGGCAGATCGCGTTAAAGAAGCAGCAATTACCGCAAAACGTCAAGCAGCTCTCAAGACAGAGATCAGTCAGATCAGGGCCGGCAGCGGTACAGCACTAGAAAAACAAAAGAAAATAAACGAAGCTCAGAAGAAAAGTGCCGCTGTGGCCCAGGGCCGTGCTAATGATACGCTGGATGTTAGAAGATACAATAGTGTTACACCACACACTCAAGAAACTATAAAGAATCGCAGTGAAAGATTACAACGACTTGAAGAACAAGGCAGAATTGGAAGTTCTGGTAAAAATGGTAAAACGAATAAAAATACAAATACTATCAAAACAACAAAAAGCGCGAAGGTTGAAATTGACAAGAGTATTAATAACAATTTACAACAAGATACTATAACTGTTGATTCAGCCTTCAGTACAGGTGAACGTACTAAAGGCACATTTAATATCGGTAGATTCCGAGCCGAAGTTTCTGGCGCTGATAGCGTACTTCCTACTCATAGCTTCTTAGTAGTCTTTGCTCCGATGTTATGGACAAGATCAAAATTTAGTGCTCAGAATCTCGATTCTCTTCTTACGATGAGATGCGATAACGTGGTTCTTCCTTCTGTAAATCTTTTACAAGAGCAAAACATTCGAAGATATGGATTTGGTCCAGTCGAGAACGTTGCATATGGTGTAAACGTCGGCGACTTTACTTTACAATTTATCGTCGATAAAGAGGCTTTAGTTGTAGAATACTTCGAAGAGTGGTTAAATCTAATCGTCAATCGCGACTCTTTTGGTGGCGCGAATATGAATAATGATACCAACGGAAGAAAACCTTACGAGATCGCATATAAAGATACGTACTCGTGTCCGAATGTAAACGTATTCGTATATGACAGATCTCAGAATCAAGTCATGACATACAATATATATGACGTGTTTCCCACTGGAATACAAAGCATGAATATGTCATGGAGCGAAGAAAACACTCTCATGAAGCTGAACATCACGTTCTCTTTTACAGACCTTCGAATCAATAGAATTCCGCCAAAAAACAATAAAGATGATAAGTCGTTTAAAGATCAAATTATTGTAACAGATACCGGAAGAAATTCAGACGGAATTTTTACTGCCGGCAGCGCTGGAAGTACATTGGCTACTTTAAATTCAAGTCTAGAACTGACAGATCTAACAAATGAAACTACGATTATAGGAGATTTCCCTGGCCGAATTCGCGGCTCTGTTTCTCCTCTTCCACCAGAGACATTTCAAAAAGCCATCGTAACAGATGTTCCTATTCCTACATTGCGTACGCTCACAATTGCATAATTTTAAACCTAGGAGAATATATAATGCCTTTACCAAAAATTGATCAACCACTCTTTGACGTGACGATCCCCTCTTCGAAGAAAAAGATTCTCTTTCGACCATTCTTGGTGAAAGAAGAAAAGATTTTACTGATTTCACAACAAGGTGGAGAAGACACCGACGTGATCAGAGCCATTAAGCAGATCTTAAGACTATGCGTGCAAGACGATGACTTTAATGTCGATAAGCTCACAACTTTCGATCTTGAATATTTGTTCTTAAAGCTTCGTGCGAAATCAGTCAATAACATCGTTAAGCTATCTTATCGTGATAACGAAGACGATAATGTTTATAACTTTGAACTGAATCTCGATTCGATCGAAGTCGAAATGCCAGAAGGTGTCGATTCGACGATTAAGTTGTCTGATAGTATTTCAATGATCATGAAGTATCCGAGTGCGAGCATCACTGATAAGATTACACAGTTTGACAACGAAGTCGATCTGATGACGTTCTTCATTATTAACTGTATCGATACGATCATGACAGAAGAAGAAATTTATCCTGCTTCTGAATATAGCGATGAAGAACTCGAAGAGTTTCTGGATCAGTTGCCAGTCAATTCTTTTGAAAAGATTCGCGAATTCTTTGAGAAGATGCCGAAACTGTATCATAAGATCGTATACACGAATGAACTTGGTAATGATAGGAGTATCGAGTTAACGAATCTCAAAGATTTTTTTATGTGGCGCTGAGTCACAACTCGCTTCAAAACTACTATAGTATGATCTTTGCTTTGGCTCAGCATCACAAATA